TTCACCGTGGTCGCGTCAGATGTTGCGAAACGACATATAAAATGAAACCCGCCGAGACCAGCGCCATCGCCAGTCGTATATTGAGCCTGTGGGTTACGCAAACTGCCAACAGTGCCGTTATTGTTTTCACTGAGAACAGCAACGCGCTTCATGCGCGTCAATATGTTGGTTGTTGCTACGTTTCTTGCGGTCAAAGTAGTGCCGCCGTTTGAGGCAACAGTCAAAGCGCCCATGCCGAAACTGGCGGGGACAGTTGTTGCGTTACCAGCAGGGTTCCAAAACGCTATTTTATTGCGCGCCAAAAGCGGTTGCAGCGCCGTATCAAGACCAGAAGGCCCGACAAACGCTGGCATCGCCCTATTGGCAATCTCGCGGCAAAAGATGGTAACATTATCTGCTGGCGGCGCTGTGGGAGTTCCAGAGTTAAAGGGAATAGTAATACCGGCAGAAGTGGGCGCAGATGTTTCTGTGGTCTTAGCGAAGTCCTGAAACGCCGTAGTACTATACGCCACAGCAAGCCTGTTCTCTCCAGTGATAAGGTAAACCTCACCAACCTTTAGATTTCCACCTGAGGCAGCGGTATTTAACTGTGTTCGCGTTCCACGCTTATGTCGCACCGATGGCATTAGTTAGCCCCTTAGAACGTGCCGCAATCTACATCACCAACAGCCAGCGTTACAAAGCCATTGCCAGCGTCTTTAGTCCACGCCATTGAAGCACTCATACGGATTACACCATTTGTTCCGTCAGTACCCCATACATAGCCAGCAGTGCCGCCAGAAACCACGGCCACTTTTTCATCAGTCGATGTCGAAGGGATATTCAGCGCAGTTTTGAAGGCGTCGAAAGTGATTTTCTTTTCCTTGAGGCCAACAGTTTCAGAGGCGTCATGGATCAAAAGCAAATCCGCTGCGCCATCGACTGCGGCAAGCGTTGCGAGGTCATCAACAGGCGGAACCACGGGCTGCGAAGTGGTCGGTGAAGTAGCAACGTGCAGCGTTGAGCGGTTGGTAGTGAAATGCTGTTCACCAGCAAGCATACCCGATGTGGGCAGGTTAGCCTTGAGGCCACGCTTAATTTGTACTCTTGGCATCGTATTTCCCTTTACTCAAAAGTTCCGCAATCAATTGGTGTCGATATATCAGATGCTGGAATGCCAGTCACGGCCTGAAGTGCGTCTGTGCCTGTGCCTTTGATATAGCCGGTTAGTGTGGTCGAACCAGTGCCGCCGTTGCTTGTTCCAAGTGTTCCAGACATTGTAATTGTGCCTGATGCAATGATTGGGCCACCGCCGAAGGTAAGGCCGGTTGTGCCGCCAGATACATTGACAGATGTGACTGTGCCGCCGCTGGAAGCAGGGACGTTGCGCCATAGGCTTGCAGCAGCATCGTAGCGGAGCGTATGGCCTTCAGCCAAGGCGCTGATAGCTACGTCATGGATTTCGTCCAGTTCATAGCCATTCTGCACCTTAATAAACAGCTTGCCGTTGTTCTGGTGAGCATATTCGACAACGGCCACATAAACCAAGTGGTTCGGAGCAAGTGGCTTAACCGCAGTTAGTCCACCGGCAACGGTAGGGCTAAGGTAAAGCTGTTGACCGTCCGCATATGCAGAAGTGTTTACGTTGCCCAAATAGCCAAAGGTCAAGACGTAGCCTGTGGCATTGTTAGCTATAGCTGTAGAGGTCAGGCCAAGTGTCTGCGCACTTGTGGCGTCAGATGTAGCCAGAGCAAGTGAAACCTCTGAGGTTTGCCCCGTAGCGCCGCTAATATAGACCGCAGCGCCCTTTGGGATGGTCTGACCAGTGCTGTTGCGCACCAAGGCAAACACATTGGTTGTGATGCCGCCACCGCCGCCAGTGACGCTCAAATCAACGCCTGTTTGCGTAGGCGTGATAATGACCGTGTTGTCAGTCGATGTTATTTCGCGGATGCCACCACCACCGCCACCATAGAAGCTACCTGCGCGCCCCTGCGGCAGTTCAATCTGAAATTCCTGCCCATCAGTCAGGGTTATGTAGAATGAGTTTTCATCGCGCTGCTCAACCAGAGCAATGCCCACGCCATCAGCGCCGTTTGCACCAGCCTTGCCATCCTTGCCGTTCTTACCGTCAACACCATCGCGGCCATCCCTACCGTCTTTTCCGTCAACGCCATCCTTGCCGCGCAAGTCATCCTTATTAATCTCAAACCATATTTCGACAGCCAGCTTTATTTCAGCGTCAGTTGGTGTGCGGCCATCCTTACCGTCTTTACCATCAACACCGTCTTTGCCGTTCTCAGGCTGTGTGATGTTATCGCGCAACCAGCTTTCAGCAGCGTCCTTAATCTGGCTGCCGATGATAACATCTAGCTTTTGGTCGGTGCGGCTGTTGGCGTCGATCACCGCCTGTTGAATGGCTTGCTGCGAAAATACGTCATCAACCCGCACATTCAGTGCGGAAATGGCATCAACTAAGACGTTAACGATTTCGCTATTTACAGACATTACAGCCCCAGTCGTTGCCTTACGTTAGTAAGAAAGCCCTGTTGTTCTTCAGCGGCGTTGCTTTGAACCTCACTCACATCATCAGCGAATGATGGGCCTTCGTCAGCCAATTGCGCTTCATATTCCTCAAATTCCATTTCTGGATTGACCAATTCGCCACGCTGGAAGTTCTCAAACACAACCGATAGCGGCATTGCGTCATTCTGATAAGCCTGAAGCAAGGCGGTGACCATTTGCGGCTGCATACGCGCTGCACCAAAGTCTGTGTTAAGAGTAATGCTGGCATCAGTAGGCGCGCCAATCCATTCAGCCATCCAGTTTAATGCGCGGGTAAGGCTGTCTGAAGCTGACCGGCTAATAGATGCAAGCACTGACCGCTCACCAGCCGTGCGCAATTCAAGTGTGCCAAACGCTTCATTGGTTTTCTTGTCATCCGCAAGCATACGAGCGCCAAGCACAGCCATGCGCTGTTCTTTGTCTTTCATGGCTTCACGCAGGGTTTTCAGGCCATCACCCTTAAACTCCAGATATTCTGCTTTAGCTGACGGGTCAGGAAATACCCATGCGGTCATGGAGCCTACAGAAAGCACCTGCCCCTCACTTAGCTGGACGCCAGCAACGTAGGGAGTGGGCAAGCCGGTAAAGTGCAAGCCATGCTCATAATCTGCGCTGTTGCGATAGTGGGCAAGGTTGGTGTCCACCAAGTCAAGCATGGGTGGCTTCTGCACTTCAGCACCCGCACTGTTAGCGCCAAGAATGAGGAATGGAATGAAGTTCATACGAGTGCCCTGCTGAAGCGGGAACACTTCGCTGATGAGTTCATCATTCTCAGTCATAACCCGCTGGCGGTAGCCTTCTTCAGTCAGGTCAAGAACACGATATTGCACAACATCTGTGGTCTGAAATTCGTTTTCGCGGCGCTCAACCGTTTCGCGCAGCACAACCAGCGTCAGAACCTCTGCGCCATTAATGGTGCTTACACGCCAGTTGATGATGCTTTCAGCCGAATACCAACGCAGGAATGGCCGCACATTCATGGCTTCAGCCATCGCCACAGTCAGGCCGGTAGGTTCAACCTGTGGGAAGTCTGCCATGATGCCGACACGGCCAACAGCAAGCTGCTCATCAACCACCTGCTCTGCAAACTCTCGCAGGTTGTCGCCAGCCAAGCTAATATCGTCCTCATAAGGCTCCATAGCGGTTGGCAATTCAATCACAGGGTCTTTGGCGAATATCATGCCGGTAAAGGCGTCCAGCGTTCTTCCTGTGGCGTTAAAGAAGCCAGCGCGCTCCTGATAGGCCATATATTCACTATCAGACTGGCTGGATAAGCGCGGCAGGTAATCGTTGCCGGTAAAGACAGGATTATAGAGACTGCCGGTATATCGGGTCTGTCCTCTAAGGTTTTTAATGATAGCGTCACGGCCAGCAATGACATCACGGCAACGCTTCCACTTATAACGGTTTTCGTCATAAGCCTTGTGGGTGGTTGAAACGCTCATTTAAACCCCTGCGATTTGCGCGAATGAAACGGTTCCCCGTCCAATAGCATACTTATACGCTATGAAATAGCCGAGAGCATCATTTAGATGGTCGAAGCCAGCAGTTTTGTCTGGCTCACCGTTTTTACCGTATGATTGGCGCTCCAAACCCTCAACCATATTAGGGCAGGTGTCAGGGTTAACCAGCAGCCTTCTGTCACCCTGATTATGGATCATCTGGTTGAGAGCCATAACCCTATCCTTGACCGCAGGGTTTTTACTATTTGCCAAAACTGTGAAATTTGCAGCGCGCAAAAGCGTGATGTCTGACAGGCTGGCATTGATGCTCTTTGTAGCCCCACCAGATGCGTCAGGATAAACGGTGATGGGATGACCGCGAAAGTGTTCTTGAAGCCGCAGGATCATCGTAGGCGTGTCCCTGACGCCAGTTATTTCATCAAGTGCCATAGGGTTCCCATTGCGGATAACGCATATTACCGCGCTCATATTATTGACGTTGAAGTCAACACCGATGTGCAGCGGCTCACCTGCATTGATGCGCTCGAAGGTGCAATTTAGGTTGCGGTCAAACTCTGGATAGACGCTGCCAGATGTCAGGTTGACAAACTCACCGTCCAGATAGGCGGAAAGCTGCGCGGATGAATATTGGCGCTTCAGGCTTTCAATGTAGTTTTTGGGTAGATACGGGTTGCTGCTCGTTGGAGCCTTTATCAGTTGGTAACCTTCCCTTGGCGACTTACCCCATGTGTCATAGACGAAGTTAAAGCCTTCAGGCGTTGAGGCAGCGGCCAGCGTGTTGTCAGAGCCATCTGACTTCTTCTGTCGGCAGCGCGCCAGCATCTTAGTCCAAACGTCTGCGGCTTGCTGGCGCTTCAGCGTGTCGATTTCGTCGATGACGCCATCAGCAATCTCAAAGCCAACCATGCGTTCAGGATTGTCAGCGGATCGAAAGATAATCTGAGAGCCGTTAAATATCTTTAGGATGCTGTCGGCCTTGTTAAGTTCATATTCCATGCCCCATTCATCCAGCATTCCTGTGAAACGGGGCCAAGCAATCAGCTTCACAAGGTCATAAGTCGGCTCAACAAAGCCAAAGTTCATGCCTGAATATTGCAGAGCCTTGACTAAAATTCGCCCGACAGCAGCCTGAGACTTTCCAGCCCCATAACCCGCGACGAAAGCAGGGTGGGGCTGGTCAGTGAAAACAAATTCTTCCTGCGGTTCAGTCAGTGTCAGGCTTATCTGCATTGGCTCT